AGCTTCATTATATATGTAGTGGTGCATTAATAAATCTTCTACTTGTTTCACAGTTTTGCGACCAAACCCTTTAACTGACGCTAATTTACGCGGGTCAATACCTTCCATCGCATCCGCTATCTTCTTTGAATCAGAAGGGCTTAGCATCACGCTCTGATTGCGACGCATGCCTTTTGACTTTAAATTTATATCAAATAGTTTCTCTAATCTGTTCAGCGTTTCGCGGCTTGTATATACTTTAAGCCACATACAGCGCTCTTTACACCATTTTAAACCTTTATCATTATGCTCCATTTAATATTTCCTTTCTCATTTTATCACATAGCGCTTCTCCTATTTCTATTACCTTGTCAGCATCACTATAAGATAATTTATCAAGTAAAGTAACAGGTAAAGCGCATATATGAGCTATTACGCACTGCCCAGAGCAGTGTTTATAATTTTCAATAAGTGGATAAACATCGCCGGTATCTATATCGACTACGCTATCAATAGATTCTAGCTTTACTAAATTCATCGCTTTATAGGAGACGAGGAGCGACTGTTGTGGGTTTGGAGGGTTATTTTTATAATGTCGCCCCTCATCTATATCTGTTTATTACTTGATTAAGTTTGCGTTCAAATGTTTCAGCGTTAATACGTTTACTATCGTATTCGCTCATTAAATATTTAATCTTGCTTTTCTTTACATTATCAATATATACGCTATTACATTCAGCTACTAGAGTAATTAGTCTGTCCGGAATATATCTAGTTGTCGCTGGAAGTCCCTTGTACTTATCTTCAGGAGGTGCGCTTTTAAGTGAGTTTATTTCATATCTTAGTCCAGTTACGCAGTCTTTATACACTACGCGTATAATTGTAGTATCACGCAGTACTTTTAATACATCTGTTATAGCTTTATTCGCTGTATAGTATTGCGTTGGAATAGTTCTTTTATAAATAGTACCTTGACTAGCGTTACCTCTAGTGATTAGCGTTAAATAGTCTTGGTTGAGCGATAACTTTATGCTAGGCATCGCTTCCGAGGGTTTTAGCGTGTGAGGTATGTGTATCTTTGATATATTTCATAAAAAAAGGCTAGCCAAATATATGACTAGCCTCTTAATAGGAAAAGAAGTTTGTTTTATATATTACTTCTTCTTCTTCTTGGGTGTAGTCTTATTCATACCCTCCTTGGTAGCTTTGCTAATATTATCGAATCTCTTCTGTGTTACACCTCCCTTATTAGCCTCTACTACCCTAAGTAATAGCTGAGCCTCGACTAATTGCCCTATATCATCATATATATAGCCTTTCTTGCCTGATGTAGCTACATGAGGGAGTTTTTTAAGTGAAGCATATATAGCATCCTTCACGTTGGTCAACTCCTTGGTGTCTACTACCTTGCCACGTTTACCAGTTGGGAAAGTATTACCAAGTGCTTCTTGTTCAGCCTTCCAAGTATCAAATTTCACTTGGTTAAGCTCTTTTTCACCTTCACTATTAGTTTCAGTGTAAATTAGTTTTACCTGTGTTACCATAGCATTGGTGTATTTTATTATTGACATCTGTTGCTCCTTTGTTTTATTGATTGACATCAATGAATATTAACGCTAGCGATGATACTAAACAAGAAATAATATTTGGAGCAGTGCTTTTCAGATAGTAAACAGTAAAAGTTCTAATTATTCTATACATAATATATATTATACGACATTCTTTTTTCAACCTAAATATCCCCGACTGGAAAACCAAATGACCGGGGTCGGGGGCACTGTAAAGACCCACACACATAGTACCCCTATTTTTCCTATTTCCCTTAAATTCAGCGCTTTTACCACCAAAAAATATTATATAAAATTTTTTCCAGTTTTTGTAGCGTATAAGTAATAGTATAGTACATAGAAGAAATAGTATATAGTATAGCGCTTATATATATAATATATATAGTACTATTATATAATAGAAATCGTAGTAGTGTAGGAGGTGTAGGAAATACAGGGAGCTCAGTGTAGAGTGTGTAGCAAGTGTAGGAAATACAGGAACCTCCTATATAGTAGAATTTGACATTTTCATTATTTTTGCTTAACTTGCCTTGTGTATGAAGCTGACAAGAATAAAAAGTTGATGCAAGCTAAACAGTACTGCTGTAACTGGGTAAACAATATATGCATAGGCGCCATGATGAAAAGGGTAGACGATACTGTATATCAGAAAATAGACAAGAAATACGCTGATAAACCCTGCCAAGCTGATGATTGCCAGTATTTTGAACAAGTAGTGATACCGGGTATAAGAAATGAATATTAGGACATTTGACGATGAAGCGTTTGCGGTTGACGCTGAGGCACATTTTTACTTATGGTGCTGTGATTGCAACTTACGCCACTTAGTAGTCGTAGAAGCAATGGGTAAGGGCGCTGAAGATTTTAAAGAAAAAGGCGGGAAAATAGCTATTGGTATGCTTAGAGATGACGTTGCTACCGATATGTCCCGCAAAAACAATAAGATAGTATTATATAGTAGGAAAAATGATAAAAACAAAGAAAAACAAGAAGCGTAGGGCTATAATCATACCTGATGTGCATTTTCCACTTCAGGATGATGCTGCCATAAACTGCGCCTTAGAGGCCATTTCAATAGTAAAACCCACCATATTCGTCTGTTTAGGCGATTTGGGAGAGTGGAAGAGCGTTTCACCATTTAAGTACAAAAGACGCCGGCGCCCTCCTCTCGAATACGTTATTGAAGACCTAGAGATTGAGGCTGCTAAAGTAAATGCTGGTCTTGATTTGTTCGATAAGGCGCTGAAAAAGGTAAAATGCGAAGAAAAACACATGATTGAAGGAAACCATGATAATTGGCTGAATATGTTTGTTGAGGAGTATCCGTATTTGTCTAAGTATAGGTACAAGAACGTAATGAATCTTGATTCTAGGGGATATAAGTACTATCCCTATGGAAAGTTGATGCGTATCGGTAAATTGTACTTTTACCACGGTGGTCATTATTCAACAATTAACCATACTAGACAGCATACGATGAATTTAGGTAAGAATATAGTATATGGACATACTCATGACGTACAGCGTGCTGGAGTTACCCATGTAGATGGGGCTCATCATGCTTTTTCTATGGGTTGTTTGAAAGATATGTCCAAGGAGACTAATATGTGGCTTAATAACCGTCAGGTTAACTGGGCACATGCTATTGGTGTAGCAGATTGGTTTCCTAATGGAGATTTTCGTCTTGAGGTTGTTGACATAGTAAATGGTAAGACATTTCTATGGGGCAAGCAGATAGACGGTAATAAAGCCGCGTCCGGAGGCAAAATGCTTAAAAAGCTAAGAAATAATAAATAATAAGGTCGGGAGTGGCGCGGTATAAATTAGTAAAAGGTAATCAAGAGCCTGTGTTTGCGGACATGGATGAGTTTAGGGAACTATTTCCTGAAGACTATGTATATGATAACTGGCGTGATGCTCCTACTGAAAGTTGGACTCTTACTGATGACGGACAGATATGCAGGATTATAAAACGTCTATCTATGAAAAGCGGCGGAGAATTGGTTACTACAGTACTTGGTACACGGCATAGTGAGCGTAAGCACCTTATGTCTGGAGTTCCTCCCAAGAATATATATAGTATGTCAAAACATGAAAATAGTACTGTGCATAGGGTTAATAAGCCTAATTTGACAAAAAGAGAACGCCTGTTCGCTAAATATGTTGCCAGCGGTATGAATCCTACTGACGCTTACTTGAAGGTATATCCCACAGAAAAGGAAGTATACGCTAAAAATCAGGCGACAATCTTGTTAAAAACAGAAAGGGTTAGTAAATTGGTTAGTGAAGAAATAAAACAATCTATGCTGAAAGCTGGTATAGATGAAGATTACCTGCTTGAGACAGCAAAAACGATAGTTGATAAAGAAAGCGCTAGGGATTCAGATAGGTTAAGGGCGTTGGAGATGCTTATGAAAATAGCTGGCATGTTTCCAAAAGAAAAGAAGACCGAGTCTCTTGCTGTATTTGAGGGCTTTACTAAGGAAAAGCTGGCTCAGCTTGGAGGTGCCAGCGTTAAATTGATTTCTCATGGAGAAAAAGATTCTGCTTAAAGACGGTTTTAGCGATGTATCTATAGACAGTATGCCTGTAGTGGATACTGATATTGATAATTGCGTTGTATGCGAGCGTAGTGTGACTGATAATGACAAAATGATAATATTCGAGGAAAATGGAGTTCCTAGGAGTTATTATTGTAGATTCTGTCATTCAGTCTATGGTGACGGCGATATACTGATATTTGCCAATACCAGCAAAATAAACAATGTAGTGGGCCTGTCATGATAGAAAGTTGGTTTGATGATTGGCTCGATATTGAAGTTATTGATAAAAAGGAGCAAGATAATGAAACTATTAATAGTAATGATTTGCCTGACACCTGTGACACCAGCAATAACAGTGCCGGTGTATTATAGTGTATATAGGATTATAAGTTGGATAAGGTCAGCAATTTTAATATAAACCCACCTCCATCAGAAATGAAGCATGCCGATGAGGTATTGGCTAATTCATATTCTGATTTAATATACTTTGGCAGGGCATTTTTGCCAAAGGACTTTCTTAATAAGAGTGCCTCACCCGAATTCCATACTGAAGTA